CCAGCGACGCCACCCGCACCGCCACCCGCGCCGCCACCATCGACGCCACCCTCGCCGCCACCCTCGCCGCCACCCGCGCCGCCACCCGCGACGCCACCCGCGCCGCCACCCGCGACGCCACCAGCGACGCCACCAGCGCCGCCACCCGCGACGCCACCAGCGACGCCACCCGCGACGCCACCAGCGACGCCACCCGCGCCGCCACCAGCGACGCCACCCTCGCCGCCACCCACGACGCCACCATCGACGCCACCAGCGCCGCCACCCACGACGCCACCCGCGACGCCACCCACGCCGCCACCCTCGACGCCACCCTCGACGCCACCCGCGACGACTTAAAATGGTTTGTATCGCTTCCGAAACAATCGTTTATAGAGATTTCTAAAGAGTTCTTAGGAAATGAATATCAATTTGGAATTGCATGTGCGGAATCTATTTCGAATTGGAATATGTGGGACGGTGGAAATCAGTGGTCAGGATGGAATGCTTACCTATCGTTCTTTAAAGACGTTTGCAAGTTGGGATTGAATGAATACGAGAATTATATTCACTATGAAAAGGCATGTATTCACGGAGGCCCGAGGATTATGTCTCCTGATTTCTGCATAGTGTCCGATAGGCCGGAGGTGCTTTTAGTTGACGATCAAAACAGACCGCATTGCGACAATGGCCCGTTTTGTAAGTGGCGTGATGGATCATCATTATATGCGGTTCACGGGGTTCGTGTACCAGCCTATGTCATTGAATATCCGAATCATATCACGGTCGAACGTATCGAAGCTGAATCAAATGCCGAAGTGCGGCGTGTCATGATCGAAAGATATGGTCTCGATCGATATTTATTGGATGCTCATGCACAGAAAGTTCATGAGGATGATTTCGGAGTGTTGTACCGCAAGGACGTAAAAGATGACGAGCCCATTGTCATGGTAAAAGTTGTTAATTCGACGCCGGAAACCACCGGGGAATTTAAGGATTATTTTCTCCGTGTGCCTCCGAATATTACGCGAGCAAAAGAGGGGGTTGCTTGGACTTTCGGGAAGACGGAAGCGGAATATCAACCGGCCTTGGAATCATGAAAACATGGTCACTCATGCAATGTTTGGAAACGGCTGCTCAAGATGAGAAAATAGCAGCAGCGGAATATCTGGATGCGCCGACGCAACAACACGAGAGGGAATTAAATATCGCGGCCACAGCCAGACAACAACTTGAAAAGCTGGCCAAGACGAAACGGAATCATGAAGACTGAAACACAGACGCCGGAGCAGATTGATGCGCAACTGGATGCGGCCACAATCAGTCAAATATCGTTCAAGCCAGGACCAGTGACAAACATATCTGTTGCAATCGTCAAACACATTTTGTCCGATCGAATCGTTTGGATGGATGACATTGAATTGCCTCAGGTTGATGCTGCCGACAAAAACGCTATCGGATTATCAATCCGTCGATTAGCCAATATTGGAATAATCACACGCATGGAAGGTATGAACGATCACCGACGCAGTAAAGTGAAAGCCCGGCGTGGCGGCCAAGTTTGGAAATATCGGTTGGCAAATCAGAAGCTTGCCGAGACATTTCTGAAGCGTAACAACTGCCACGTTTACCGTATGCCTGGAGAACTGGATTTAACTCCGAAACCATGACTACTACCGAAATAGAATCTCTCGTTCGTTGGACAAAACCTAAAGAGGTAAACACCCGGAACGGGCCGCGCATTCTTCGCACGTACAAGCCGCGTGAGAATGATGATCCAATTTGGGAAGTCTGGGGTGAGCGCAAGAACGATTTGAAACCACTCGGCTTGTCTATGTCCAAAGACCCGTACACCGACGACTGGCGGCTGTGCTGGTGGCAGAAGCTTGCGCCAGAGATTATCCAGGAACGCAATGAACGAATTGAACTGAGCCGATCACTTGATGCCGACATCGAAATACCTTGTCCTGATGGTTGCGAGTTTCGTCCGTTTCAAAAAGCAGGAGTGAATTATATCTTGCGGGCATTCAAGAATAACGGTGTTTTACTTGGTGATGAAATGGGAACCGGAAAGTCTATTCAGGCCATCGGGGTAATAAATTCGATACCAGAAATTAGCAGGGTGTTACTGATTTGCCCAATGACTTTGAAAGCCAATTGGGAACGTGAATTACGAAAATGGCTGATTCGGAAAATGAGCATCGGTCACGCGAATGCTAATTTCTTTCCGAAGACTGACATCGTAATTATCCATTATAACGTGGTGCATAAATTTCCGATAGCATCTACAAATTATTGGGACTTGCTTATCGTCGATGAATGTCATCGCGCAAAATCAGCGAAAGCACGCCAGACAAAAGCGATTGTCGGGTACAAACCAACTCGCAAAGAATCAGCGAAAGGAATGTTGCCGAGCAGCGGAATTCCGGCGGTTAGGAAGTTGTTCTTGAGCGGGACACCATTTGAGAATAAACCGGCCGAGCTTTGGCCAATCGTTAGCTACATCGCTCCGACATTATTTAGCAGCAAATCAGCTTTCGAGAAAAGGTACTGTGGCGCATGCTCAAACGGCTATGGATGGCAAGCCGATGGTGCAACAAATTCCGAAGAATTGGGAAGGGTGTTGCGCGGGACATGTCTTATCCGCCGATTGAAATGTGACGTGCTTAGTGAGCTACCACCAAAACAACGGATTGTTGTTGAGATGGAAACGGAAGGACTTGAGCACGTCATTAACCAGGAGCAACGCGCTTGGAAACAGAATCAACCTGAGCTTGAGGATGCCGAGGTGACACTTGAACTTGCAAAGGCAAGCGAAGATCAAGACGCATTTAAAAACGCTGTGTCGGCGCTGCGCAACAAGACAGCGTTGATATTTACGGAGATCGCTAAGGTGCGCCACGCCACGGCGCTTGCAAAGACACCAGCAATGATTGAGATGCTAAAAGAGGAACTGGAAGAAGTATCCAAGATTGTGGTATTCGCGCATCACACGGATTGTCTGAGAATGGCTCATGCTTCCTTTCCAAATGAAAGTGTTTTGGTGACGGGGGACACGCCACAACTCGACCGTGATAAATTTGTTCAACAGTTTCAGAACGATCCAAGTTGCAGATTATTCTTCGGATCAATTCGCGCGACAGGCGAAGGCATAACTTTAACGGCAAGTTCTAACGTCATATTTTTTGAAAACGATTGGACGGCCAGCAAAATGGCTCAGTGCTCGGATCGATGTTTTGTCAAAAATACTCTTGTTTGGTGTCTTAACTCTGTTTATCATGGCAGCATGGCATTAACCACTATCCAGAACATCAAGATTGGCGACGTAGTTTTGACGCACTCCGGTAATTACCGAAAGGTCACAGACGCATGGAGTCACGAGCATCGGGGATGCATGACAAAAATTCATTACGTCGGATGGAACGATTCAATTGAATGCACTCACGATCATAGGCTTATGGTAAAGCGCGGCGACAAAACGGAATGGATTGAGGCGCACAGCATATTGCCAACTGATTCAATGGCATTCCCAAAAATAAAAGCATGGTGCAGGCTTGAAAGTGTCACGTTCAAAAAAGAATGGAGAATGTATGATTCGCAATTGGTTCCGCGTTCAAAACAAAAGTGCCACTGTGGGAATCCTGTAGAGGGTCGTGGGCTGTGTCGAGTACATTATCGGGCATTGATAGAGTCTGGAAATCGTCCACCGAAACCGCGTCAGACCAGCCCGCACTACGTCAGGCTTCCGGATGAAATAAAAATTGATGATGACTGGCTTTACTTGTTCGGGTGGTATGCTGCTGAAGGCTTCAGCTCAATGAAGCCGGGTAAGGGATATTTTGTATCGTTCAGTGGTCACGAAAAAGAGGAAAACGTGTTAATCCGAATATCTAAAAAGCTGCTTGCATTGGGTATCAAATCCACCATCTATAGGAAGGAAGGGGGCAAAGGAATTGAGATGCGCGCCTATTCTGGAGAGCTTGCTAAATGGTTCCAAGGCTGGTTTGGGATTGGTTCAGAAAACTTCTCTCTTCCATCGGAGATTATGAATCTCCCGCCTGACCAAGCCGCTATTTTTCTGCGCGGATACACGGACGGGGATGGGTATCAACGCAACCGGCAAGTGGAATGGGTAAGCTGTAGCCAGACACTTTGCTACCAAGCGTGCTTGCTGGCTATTCGCGCTGGTTTCATACCAACTATGCGGCGAGGTAGCGAAACAAGCGGATATCACTGGATTGGTGGTTATACCAAATTTGGAAATCCTGCCAGCACGCGGCTGAACGATCAGGACGATGATTTTATTTACCGGCCAGTCCGTTCCGTAGAAACCTATTGTGACAAAGTGCGGGTATATGACATCACGGTCGAAGGCGATGAATCTTTTACCACAGGATTTGCAACGGCGCACAACTGTCATCGGATCGGCCAAAAGGACAACGTAACGGTAAAATACTACATCCTGCCGGGAACGATTGACGCGCACATGATCCAGACTTGGATTCGCAAGGAAGAAATATTGGAGAAATCGTTGGACAGCGAACGCGCCGAGATAGAAGCGGAAGTCACGTTATTGCCCAAGACAGAGAAGCTGGCCACGCGCACGGAATTAGAGCGGGACGCGGTGACAATGACGCGGGAGATGCGTCAGTCTATTCACGCTGCTCTACGGTCATTGGCGATGAATTGCGACGGTGCCAAGATGATCGACTCTCAAGGATTCAATAAATTTGACGCGAGGATTGGACAATCGTTAGCTGCGATGGAAAGCTTGACGCCTAAATGCGCTGCGCTTGGGAAAAAACTGTGTATCAAATATCAGCGCCAGCTAAACCCGGAAACTCTCAAACAATGCGGAATCAATGAATGAAAACTAAAATCACCTATATCCCACAATGGTACGGCAAGTACATGTGTTGGAAGGGTCGAATGAATGTTCAACCCTAAAAGTAGCTCGTAAAACAATCAAACGTTGGAAAAGCGTGGATCGTTGCAGCCAGATGAGAATCTTAAAAGTCACAACGACTACAGAAATTTATGAAGAATACAATACCAAATTACGATGAGCGGATAAAACCGTTAATCAAAGAGATCCAAAAAAACAAAGGGATGGAAGCCAAGATCGTGGCCGAGTTTGGGAAGCTTATGGGTGAACCGGTTCACCGGAACATTGTGCATGGGTGGTTACATCCGAACGCGAAGAAACGGAACGAGCCGAGCTACACGCGGGGGATGCGGTTGTTTGAAGCTATTACGATCGCCATGGTATTAATTAACAAAGACGCCCAGCTGAAAGAGAGGGTGAAATGAAATTTATCCTCTGGTTGGACGGAAAAGGATGGGCTATCTATGATCCAAACGACGGCCAGATTGAGCACACGCTAATCATAATGGAGGCAGTTGAAGCGACGATGGCGGACTGGTCGGATTTACTAGGGCCAGAGTTGGTGAAATACAAACCCATACCAAGGCTGGCGGAAATTGGAATGATGTTGCACGAGAAAGGCGAGGTATGAAAAACTATGAAATCACAACAAGAAATTAAGAAGATCGCGGATAAGTGGGCGGCGCACTCTCGTGGAGTGTGCGCGATGGCCGGGGTTGAAATGACTGATTTAGCCAGAATTTCAGAATCTATAAAAGGAGCCATCTCTGAATCAATTACGCCAACCACATGCGAATGGGATCGAGACTTTGATGATAACGTTTTCAAAACCGGATGCGGTCAGACTTGGATTTTTCCATACGGCGACCCAAAAGATAACGGCGCGAAATTCTGCCCATGTTGCGGTGGTCAAATAAATCACCATAAATCACCATAACACTATGAGCAAAACAACCGAAAAAATTGAGGAGATCGCGGAGAAGTGGGCGGACAGATATATAAACACTGACAGAATGCAAATTACGGTGGCGATACATAGTGCCATTGCCGAGGCCACCGATCATCTGCAAGCCACAATCGAGTGCCATGAGCGGGGAGACGCCATGCTACTTGAACTGGTTGCTCCTTACAAAACCATTGCAGAGGGTATTAACGCGATTAAGTCCACCGCACCAACCTGGACTAAGGAACTGCCGAAGGAAGTGCACAAATGCACCCCAATCACAGAATACGCCACCCGCACAACGCCGGTAAAAATTAAATGCATCGAATGCGGGAGGGAATTATGACCTACGACGAATTTATCCAGTCCAAAAAACCACTTGCTCAGCTTAACGGGTTCGTGCCAGCTACCCCGCCGCATCCGTGCCTTAAATCGCACCAGATCGACATTGCCATGTGGATGGCTCGCGGTGGGCGCCGGGCCTGCTTTGCCGCTTTCGGTCTTGGAAAGACACGAATTCACCTTCAGGTTGCAAAATGGATATGTGAACATGATCCTCGGAAGTACCTTATCATTGCCCCGCTTGGTGTACGCCAAGAATTTACACGAATCCAGGGGCCGGCGATGGGTGTTGCCATGACTTATTGCCGAACCGATGCCGAGGTGGAAGCTTGCACAACGCAGATCATCATCACGAATTATGAGCGCGTGCGCGACGGCGGAATAAACGTCACGAAAGAAAAGTTCACCGGCATCGGGCTTGACGAGGCCAGCGTTTTACGCAGCTTCGGAAGTAAGACCTATCAAAGTTTCCTGAAAATGTTCACGGCGATTGATTATCGTTTTGTGTTCACGGCAACGCCGTCACCGAACCGGCACAAGGAACTAATCCACTACGGAGGTTTTCTTGGAGTGATGGATACCGGCCAGGCGCTGACGCGATTCTTCCAACGGGACAGCCAGAAGGCTGGAAACCTGACTTTGATGCCGAGCATGGAAGGTGAGTTTTGGGACTGGCTGGCTTCATGGTCCTGCTTTCTGCAAAAGCCGTCAGACTTGGGATATTCCGATGACGGATACGACATGCCAGGGTTGCGCGTTCATTGGGAGAGGGTACCTGTAGATCATAAAAAGGCATGGACGATGGTGGATAGCTGGGGGCAACATCAATTATTTTTGGACAAGTCGGCAGGATTGGCAGACTTAGCTGAGGTAAAGAGGTCAACCATCATTAGCCGAATCGCCAAAGCTAAGGAAATAATCGAAGCCAACCCAGGAGACAATTTCATTTTATGGCACGACATAGAAGCCGAGCGCCGGGTGATTCAAAAAGTTATTCCGGGAGTGCAGGTAATTTATGGGACTCAAGATTTAGAGAAGCGCGAAGACATCATCGTAGACTTTTCAGACAACGGATTCCCTGTCCTTGGAACGAAGCCGCAACTCTCAGGCTCCGGGTGTAATCTCCAAAAGCATTGTCACCGCGCAATATTTTTAGGGAGTAGTTACAAGTTTAATGATTTCATTCAGGCCGTCCACCGGATTCTGCGTTTCCAACAGAAGTTCATAGTGGATATTTACATCATATTCACAGAGTCTGAAGATGCGGTTGTATCATCACTCAAAACTAAGTGGCAACAGCACAACGAACTGGTTTCCAAAATGTCGGCGCTCCTTAAAGAATACAAACTTGACTTAAAAACTATGCAAATCGTGAGAAAGACCGGATGCAAGCGCATCGAAGTAAAAAGCAAAACCTTCCGGGCGATCAATAATGATGCTATTGTTGAACTAATGAAGACTGTTGACTTTGGGCACAACATCACGCACAATTCCTGGCATGACAAAGGCTCAAATCATCTGGCACAACAATCACAATTTGATGAACAAGGCAATCCAATACCTGGAGAAAGCGGAAACTGGGAAGATAGCTGCGTCGATTTGATTGTGAGTTCAATTCCGTTCGGCACACAATATGAATATAGTCCGAACCACTCCGACTTGGGGAACAATATCGACAATCAGGCATTCTTTAGTCAATTGGATTATTTGATACCGAATCTACTGCGCGTTTTAAAGCCAGGCAGACTTGCTTGCATCCACGTCAAGGACCGCATCCGCTTCGGCGCCCAGCATGGGACGGGAGTGCCGACCGTGGACAGATTCAGCGACAAAACAGCCGACTGTTTTGAAAAACACGGATTTTTCTTTCTTGGACGGATCACGATTGACACGGACGTTGTGCGTGAGAACGCGCAAACATACCGGCTCGGCTGGTCAGAGAACGCGAAAGATTCGACTAAGATGGGGGTCGGTATGCCCGAATACGTCCTACTATTCCGGAAGCCGCACAGCGACCTTTCCAATGCTTATGCAGACCTGCCGGTGACTAAGGACAAGAGCATTTACAAGCGCGCACACTGGCAAGTAGATGCTTCGGGATTCTGGAAATCAGACGGAAACCGGCTGCCGGACCCGGACATAATCCAAGGAATGAACATGAGCGCCGTACGTCGGCTATGGCTTGATTATTGCCACAACCATCAATATTCATGGAAGGAACACGTTGAGATCGCCGCCGCGCTTGAGGATAATGGATATTTGCCATCAAGTTGGATGTTATTCTCTCCAATCTCAAATCACCCAGGTATCTGGGACGACATCACCAGGATGCGGACGTTGAATTCGAATCAGGAAAAGCAAAAAGAGGACAAGCATGTGTGCCCGCTGCAGCTCGATATTGTCAATCGTCTCATTACCAGGTATTCAAACCCAGGTGAAATAGTGTTTGATCCGTTCGCTGGAATATTTACAGTGCCGTATTGCGCGCAGCTACTCGGCCGCATCGGATGGGGAGTGGAACTGGCAACCGAATATTGGCGCTGCGGCGTCGGGTACTGCGAGCAGGCTGAACGTGAGCGGAACATGCCGACGTTATTCGACATGGCCCCAGCGATTGCGCCAGATCCGATATTGCCACCGGTTAAATTAACGAAAGTTGAGAAAAACAAAATTAAGTCATCAATCATCTCAAAAGTATCCAGCGACTTAAGCGAATTTAACGAAGAATGATCCCTATGACTCCATTAACACACAACCTCGTGATAATCGCCTTTATTGTATGCTGTATACTTGTTGGCATGATTTGGTGTGACCGGGAGAAACATTAACCAGTGGGACAAAATGAGCATGGTTTGACAGATGTGTAAAAGCTGGTAGATTAAGCACGCGATGAAGAAAAATGAGTTCTCTGTTCTGCCGATTGGTGAAGCGACACCAAGCCTCCGTTCTTCATCGCAGTTGAACAGCCAACCGGCAGACCTGAGAGTTTAAAGGCAATATGACAAATACAATCGAAACACTCACCACGAAAGAAACCAACCAGTTCACGAAGCTTGATGCGATAATCGTCGCCGGTGCGAAGACATTCATGGAGGTTGGGGATGCTTTAATGAAAGTGCGTGATGCAAAACTCTACCGCGCTAAATTCGCAACGTTTGAGGAATATACCGAGTCTCGCGGGGTGAGTATACGCCAAGCATACCGGTACATGGCGGCAGCGGAAACGGCCAAGGAATTAAAAAATGTGACAAACGTGTCACACGACTCCGACCCTATAAACATTGAAGTAATTGAAGGTGCTTCCGAAAACGCACTAAATGAGCTGGCAAAAACGGATCCTGAAAAACGCGCAAAAGTGGCGGCTAAAGCAGCCAAAAATAACGGAGGAAAACTGACGGCCAAAGCCATCAAAGAAGCCGCCGCCGAACTCGATCACAAGGCAAAGCCAATCGTTGATGTCGAGCCTGTGAAAAAGGAACTTCCCGCGCCATCGGACAACTACGAAGGCCAGCCAGACATCCCGGACCATTACGAAGCGTCAGTGACTCCGCCAGCGCCAGCAGAGACCGAAAAGCCCATGACGCCGGGACTGTTTGAAACGACAATCCAACTCATGGAGGCGCGAATTCCAGCCGAGTTGAAAGACCGTTTGAAATACGTCTCTGTGCTTCAGCGTGCCACGGTGCGCCAGATGAAGTACGGCAAACCGGCTGAAGGGATTCTTTCAAACCTCGACGCCTACACCAGCAAGGCGGCATGAATGAGTTGGCTTTATTCGCGGGCAATGGTGGCGGCATTCTTGGAGGAAAACTCCTTGGATGGAGAACAGTGCCGATTGGTGAAGCGACACCAAGCCTCCGTTCTTCATCGCAGTTGAACAGCCAACCGGCAGACCTGAGAGTTTAAGGCAATATGACAAATACAATCGAAACACCGCAGCGATCTTTCTCATGGAAAAGGCAAATGGAAAATGTATGGCTTGCGGGACACCATTCTCCACTGGAAGATTTAGGAGAAACTGCGACCATTGCCACTCGACAAAAAAAGTGCGCGGATTTGTATGCACCAGATGTAATTCCGTGCTTGGACTAATTAACGACGATGAAACAATCCTCGCCATGCTCCAAAAATACATCACCGAATCCAGAACCATTGAACTGCACAATGGAGGAACTGCAAAAATACATATCGTTATTAAATGAAGGATATTTATGCAAAAACTTAGAACCTTGCATCTCTTCGCTGGAGCGGGAGGAGGGATACTTGGCGACATCCTGCTTGGACACCAACCAATCTGCGCCGTTGAGATTGACCCCTATTGCCAGCAAGTCTTACACGCTCGGCAGAAAGACGGTTTGCTTCCATGGTTTCCCATTTTTGCGGATGTCAAAGAGTTCGATGGAAAACCTTGGAGAGGAAAAGTTGATGTCATATGCGGAGGATTTCCATGCCAGGATATTAGCATCGCCGCAAACTCAGGTGGAGGAGGTGTCGGAATTACAGGGGAGCGATCAGGGTTGTGGAGTGAAATGGGGAGAATCATTTGCGAAGTTGGACCAAGATACGTTCTTGTGGAAAACTCACCAATGCTTACTAGCAGGGGGCTTGGAACCGTTCTGCGAGACCTGGCCCGAATGGGGTATGATGCAGAATGGGGAATGTTTTGCGCGACCGATACCGGCTTGGATCACCAGCGGAAAAGGATTTTCATATATGCCCACCATTACAAAGACTCAAATAATCGAGCCGTTGGAACCTCAAACGAAAATCAACAGCAAAGGGCGAATAAGAAAAATCGCAAAGACTGGAACAGAAGGTTCGATAAGCTGGGCGCTTTGGGTGTTACTGCACGGGCTCAATCCTATGCCGAAGGCCGCCGAATATTTTATGGGGTGGCCAATGGAATGGACCGCATTGCAGCCATTGGGAATGGACAAGTTCCAGATGTGGTATCGCTCGCATGGAAAACTTTAGCCAACTATGAGCATTCACACCATCGCCGCCGAGATCACCCGTAGATTACCAGAACTGGCCAAGGATTCATCGGTGAATGCCGAGACGGTGATTTATAACCTGCTCAATCAGTCTGACAAGCCAGAACCGAGTGCAGATTACGCATGCTTGATGCACATGAGCTTATCCTGTCCGCAATGCACTCAGGACATGCGGACGATGATCGACGCGCTACAGGCCATTTGTGCGCGGGGAAACAACGAAACCACCTCAATAGCATCGGCAGCATTGAAAGAGATTCGTAAGGCATCCTTTGACAAGTCTTAATAAAATTGCCATAATCGTACTACAGAATGATAAACGATTGCTTCATCGAATCAGGATATGACAACGGCGAACAAGTGGCTGTTGAATCAGGACGCGAACGTTCGGAGATGTTGGAAAAGTTTAGGGCCGACTTCCATTGTTCAACAGAGTCAGCCTTGGAATACCTTGAATGGTTTGAAGAAAATTGGAGCAGCCCGGTTGCTGGGCGATCGACAGAACGGAGCGGGGACAAATCACTTTTGATAAAAGCTTCCCTCGTGGATATTGCACTGGTGTTGGTTTCCTTCAAACCGAAAGACGCCTATTTTGGAATCCGCAATTTGCTTTGGACGCTGGATGATCCTAGCATTGATGATGCGTTAAACCATGAGACTCCTGCCGACTGGTGGCCGATGACAGGCAAGTCCAAATATATGAGCTACAAAAGGGCAGCGGAGATTGCCAAGCGGTTGGGGCAGCCAAAACGGAAAGACCAACGGAGCGAGAAAGCTTGCAAGAAAATGTCAGAGACCAGGATAAAACAACTCAAATGACCACAACAAACACAAACCTACCGACGGCAGATCAAGACATAGCTCACCATCGGGAACTCGAATTGCGCGAGGCCGCGAGTTTGCGGAAAGAAGTCTGCCGAACCATTGGAAACTTCCGGGCGGAGGCCAAAGCATTCGGTCACAAAACAATCAGCATCATTAATGAGGCTCGCGGGATTGGATTCTTGATTCTTAAATCGGTAGAGGCGTTGCCGGGGAAGAAGATGACAATCGACTTTTGGAAGCAACAACAAAACCTATACCGCGATCAACACGGGCAACCGATATTGCTCGAGCAGTTGGAATGGTTCATGAAGGTGGCACGGGATAACCCAGAACCGGTGGAAGACATTCAGCGGGCGCTTTCATATCGCAAAGATATTGTCACTCAAGGCAATTTCCAGTTGGAATCAGACACGCCCGGAATGCACATTGCCGAGCCGAAAAACAATTTCAATTCACTGCAAAATCTCCTATTCAAAGCAACGAATGAATTGCGGCAAATAATCATCGGGCTTGAGGCCGATCAAGAACATTTTGGGCCGGTGAAAGGATGGAATGCCGAGCGGAAACAGATTGTGCTTTTGAAAGTGCAACCGTTGAAAGAGTCGATTGACAGCCTTTATTTGGAACTGAATGAGGGGATATGATTTCATTTTCTCCAATCGAACGCTTCGGGCCAATCTCACATTACGAGCCGCAAGGTATCCGCATGTTTAGTTGCGGTGCAAACTGTGAGGTAATGTATTGCACCGATCCTACGAGCTGCTTTAAGGATTGGGTGCTCTATAAGCATCCAGACGGGCAATGGGTATCACTGCGTAAGGCGACGGACGTGGATAAGAATGTTTTTGGAATTCCATTGGCTTGAGCATAAATGCCACGAACAATCACACAGGCGAAAGGACGCAACAAATCGTCTCGCAAAGAACTGTCACCGGAAGAACAGCAGGCTAAAGACTTGCTTGCCCGTCACACAGTTCTTTACAAGAAATGGAAAAAAGGTTGCGCGACAAAGGGAGATATTCGTGAGCTAACCGAATGTGGATTCTTAGGGAATGGTAATGGAAAAGGAATGGTGCCTGACGTTGATTTGTGCGAGTCTCTTGCATCACTCGCGACGCGGTTACACTTGCATTATCTGAATGCGGACAAAACGTCTAAACTGAAATCGGAGATCAACCAACAGACGATCAACGATTGGCGTCACGGTAAACGGCTTGGGATTGATAACACTCCGCCGCCAGCATCGGTGCACGGCTACGTGGGCAATCGATGGTCGTTGCGGGATTGGATAGCTTGGTTCGATGCTCATCTCTGGAATGAATGGAAACGCGAAGCGCCAGGAGAATCAACGCATCCGGCAGCAATAGATTTGGAAACATTTCGCCGCCAGCGAGAATTTGAACGGCTTGAGCATGAGAAATGGGAGGAAGAAAAAGAGCGCGGGAAATTCATTTCCGTAGTTGAAGCGCAGAAAGTGGCTAACGGAATTGTGAACCAGCTTTGCAACTGGTTTAGGACGGAGGCGGAAACAAAACGGATACCGCGATGGCAGGAGCTTTGCCGAGAGATTTTAATCACGCCAGAACAGACTGCTAAGATACTTGAATTTGAGCGGCAGTTGGGAATATCAATGGTGGATACGATTGATTATAAATGCGCGGAGTCGGCGAAAGTTGGAGAGAAAACAATGCAGGAACAAATAAAAAAACTATGAAACCAAAACACACACCATTAACGGAAGAACAGATTCAACAAATGATGATTATATTAGTCCAAGGACTTTTATCGTCCGGTCATTATAGTCGTACTACGGAAAATGAAGAACCATATATAATAATCGCAGGAGAATCAAGCGAGTATTTATATAAAGTTGTTGAAGATGCTGTCTATTTGTTAGATGATATACGAATAGCATGTAAAACTGAGGCGGAAATGGATAAATCAAATTGTGATTATCTAAACCAACGACCAGAAAGTGAACTATGAACCTAGAAAAAGCCATTGCAGACTTGGACTTTATTAATCAGAAGATCGCAGAGTTTTAATGGATTCAACGTCCATAGCATCATCCATCATCACTGCCGCGTTCGGTTGTCGAAAGCCAACCTTTCGCGGAAGTTCGGCAGACTTCGCGCGTACGATTGAACTTGGGAATGGTTACAAGGTTCCACCCGGTAATCTGTGCCGAAATTGCCGATCCATCGGATTACAATCCTGCCGACATTTCGAGATCGATTCGGCACGGCAACTCTGTGGGCCATTCGCGGCTTTAGATGATCCGAACGTGCGGTTGATAATGATTCAAAAAGCGGTTCAGACTTTAGGGTCACTCGCTTGGGATTTGTGGATTGAATATTTGCTGGTTCACTCTGCTTATACGCGAATCATTGTCTTTCTGGAAAGTGATCCCAAGGCGCTTACTTATTGCGATTCTCGGCTGATGGATACGCTTAAGGCTAATCCGATGATCGCGCAATACCTGCCGACTGGCGTTGACCGTTTCGGTAATTCAAAGACCGACATCAAGCTTACGAATGGAAAATACATTCGCGTATGCGGACTGAACGAGAGCAACGCGGCGTCACTATCTTGGGAAGTCGTAATCATCGATGAGGCATGGATACACGGATCAGACGGGCTATTGCAAAAGGCCATGGATCGCGCCAAGCAAGTAGCCGACAAGAAAATAGTCATTGTCGGCCAAGCTGGCCAGGAAGAAGAAGACGTGGACGTAATTTGGAAACGGGTTAAGAAAATACCAGTCACGTGGACGTGCCCATTTTGCGGAGGCAAACAAAAGTTTAGCGAACGCGGGCCGAGCTTTGAACGACCAAAAGAATTTGTAGCGCTTGATCCTGATAAGATTCTGCCCGGTTCGGAGGAATGGAATCATCTTAGACCAGTGGAACGGAAAGCTAAACCGTTGCCGGGAAGTTGGGCGGGATTACAGATTAGAAAATCGTTCGATGAAATAAAGACGCCGGATGAAATCATGGCAGCTTGCGAAGATGCTTATTTGGAGTGCTACCATTGCGGCACACAGATGACAGACAATCCAGCGCTGCGCAATAAGCTCATGGAAAGTTACGATCAAAGCTACCGTGACGGAGATTATACTTTGCCGGGGACGGAAGTAGGATTCTGGAATCCTGAAATAGTCAGCGTGACGGTGCCATTTCGTGAGACGATGAAGGAATATGTCATCGCCAAGAAATCTCAGAAAGAGCGCGGCAACTTGATGCCGTTACGGATATTCTATCAGAGCCGTTGGGGTATCGCGTGGAATCCTAAGCTGGCAAGCCAGATGCGGCATCGCAATCAAGAAGTGTATGACACCGAACTGGCAAAGCATGATGCATGGCGGCTATTGATGATCGTGGACAATCAGAAAGAGCTGATGCAACAATGGGTAGTCGTTTATGCCGTGCAAAAGAATGGCAGCACGAGGCAACTGTGGCGCGGCGCATTGCTTGGCTTACATGAATGCCGGAAGAAACAATTGGAGTACGGGTTAGACAAGGTGGGTAATCCAATCTTGAAAGATCAATTCGTGTTTTTGGACGGTCAATATAAGCCGGAGGAAATATGTCAGCATATCGTGGAAAATAAATATGGTCACTGGGGGAAATTCTTCGGTGACTCAGAATGGTTCTGTTGGAATATTTTGCAAGGGTCACGGTATGAAGCGTTCGTGCATGAGGATGAAAACGATAAGCGGCTGAAGTTCATTGTCGGCGATCCAACGAAGCGAGGATTTAAGATGGATGGGAAATATGTTGAGATCGACGTGTTTCCGTTCGCGGCCACACCGTGCGGAGAACGATTTGAAATCAATCGAGATGGCAAAGGCGTTGATACGTTATTCCTGCCACGTCAAGACGGCGAGCCGGAGGATGAAAATGAGTTGAGCTTCAACTCACAGATTTACAGCAATAAGCTGGTGGAGAGCAAAAGCTTTGAGCCGAGGGCATCAAAGATGAAATACATCCCAGTTCCGGCGAGCGCACCAGATCATTATTTTCACATTGGGCGCATGACGGAAGCTGTGAAAGAAATCTGGAAGGTAGACGGTATTTTTGCAGGACAACTTTCGACTACTCCGGCAGAAGTTCCTAAAATTTGACTAATTTTAGTTTGTGATTGAATCTCCGTAATTTATTCACAACGGCGGGACAAAAAACCATAGAGAAATTCTATGGCGCTACTCTGTCATTTGGACAATCAATAAACGTCCCGTGTTGCGCTTCCGGTGTGTCGCCTGATTTCGTAGCTGGTGAAGGAGGATTAAAAACCGCAACGCACGTCGATTCAGTTACGTTCCTTGCCTCAAATCTCACGGGGACGGATTCACCAAACAAAGGGACGCGTATCACTTTAACGCCGTCACCCGGTGGACCGTCATACAAGCTTCAATTCTGGTTAGGGGGATTATTGCCCGATGGAATTACCTACGAATTTGAGGCTGTTGACGCCAGCTATAAGGGTTGATTACGAGCTATTGTCATGGCTACAGATTACTTTATCGGAATGTCACTTGCGGATAAGCTGGCATTGCTTCCACAGCTTGCCTCGATTGTGTTAACCGGCCAACCGACTGAAATACAACTTTCCCGTGGCGTCAAAACAACTTTCTCCGGCGCAAATGCGAGCGAGAATTATGAACGGTTGATTAATTCGATCATGGACGACGAAAAATACGATTGCACCGATCCGGTAATGTCGAAAATAAAACGCTCACGCCGCGCCTTCATTACCCGCCCTAAGTTCAGCGATTATTAACCAGCCATGAGCGACAATAATAATTGCGGACTGGTAGATCAATATGGCCGTTCGATTCGAACTGGGTCAATCAATACTCTTTACCGCACTCCGTCTCAGAGCCGAGACAGCGTGCGTCCGCGACCGATACCACGCGCCAAGACTTACGAGGCTGTGTCGGCATGGCAGCGGCGTGAGATGGTAGATGTCTCTCGTGTCATTGCGGCTGGCGTACCAAACATCAATACGGCGTTGATTCAGGCCGGAGAATTTTCAATCGGGGATTCGTGGCATATCAAATATCGCGGGACAAATAAAGCATGGGGAAAGAAACGCGATCATTGGTTTAACACTGATTACCGGATGCACGGCAACGGCCGTAGCGATCAAAACGATTGGTGCTCTACGCTGCGTCAAATGAACTGGACGCGAAAGGTTGAGGCTGATTACGCAGTTTGGTTTGACGGGCTGCCACATAAAGACCCAATCTCAGGCAAAGAAGTTGATCCAACCGGACAATACCACACCGTCAAATATGATCGCATCTCGACGGGATTGATTGGCGGATGGCATTCAGTTGGAGTTGTATCTGTTGGTAACGGGCTTGATAAATGTTTGGAACTGCCGAAGACATGGAACTTTTACGCGACAGTGACGGCGTTTGGAAGTTGGCCAGGGCTTTACATTATCAACGATTCGGCGAGCATCTTTGATGGTCAGAGAATCATAGACGGCATAATCGTTGATTCTAACATGCGGACTTTGGGGTATCGACTTGTCGGATTTGACAAGGACGGATTACCTTCCTACGCCGATGTCCCGAAAGCACAAATACATTTCAATTTCTCCGCTCGCAAGCAACTTGATTTGATTCGCGGCATACCTGAAATTGCGGAGGCGATCATGCCGTGCATGCACTTGGACGACATTCAAGAGCTAATGGAGATGGCCGTCAAACTGGCAAGCGCATTGGCAATTTCTCGTGAAAGTTCTGATGGAAATCCAAGTCGATCAGGCCGCGCGTCATACGACGAGGAAACAACGGATTCGCAAGGCAACCCAACGCACTGGCATCGTGCGGTTGAGAACATCTTCCCCGGCATAGTCGAACTTGCGGTGAACAACAAAGAATCACTGAAAGCTTTGGACTTTAATCGTCCGTCCTTGAACGAGGAAGCATTCGTTCAGCGGATTGAGATGAGCATACTTCATACGCTGTGGCCGCGCTCACTGATTTATTCCGATGATACGAGGCGGGCTGGAACGCGTGCAATCGCCGTTCAAGCGAATACCATTTGCGCTTACGATCAAAGCTGCACGGAACGCTCGGCAAGATGGATAGCAGACCGCGCTACTGAATTTGCGATGCGTGCCGGGTATATTCCGTATAACGATAATCTGTATGATCCATACGAATACGTCTTTACCGTCCCTGGTAAATTTACAGTCGATGAAGGGACAGACCTTAAGATGCGGTTGCAGGCTCTCGGTCGTTGCATCATTTCCCGTGGAATCATTTGCGAAATGGACGGCTACATGGCGGAAGAAATCGAGGAGCAACGCATTGATGAGGTGGATAGGCTTTTGACCGCAGCGGAAAAACTGGCAGAGAAACATCCTGATTTCCCCGTGCAACAAATCTGGCTCATGTTGGATGCTGGTGAAACGAATATCAGCTTCAGCGAACAAGACCGCGATCAAGTGGTGGATTCAGAAACCGGTGAAGCATCGGTATCGGGTACAGTCCCAACAGGAAACGGGAAAGCGGCAGATCAACCAGCCCCAGTGAAGCCCGCGGCGCCAGCGCAACCCAAGAAATAATTATGAGCGAAATAAGAATCAACCAACGTTATCCCCGGCATGTTAGAATGGAAAAATCTCACCTTTATAAAAACTGTGTCGTTGTGCGTTGTCCGCTAACCGAAGGAACCATGATGACCGGTTCGGTCAAAAAGGTTGCCAAGTGGGCCAGACAGAACTCATATAATTTGATGGATTTCCGCAAGCCGGTTGAAACCTTATGAAGCAATACCCAAACATTATATCAAAACTGTTTCGTGAGCCATTGGTGATTACTCCGGCGCGTCACTCTGCTTTATGCCAGTTGGTAGAAAAGAGAATGGGAGCAAACGTCATGGATGATGATGACATGGGAGGACCATCGGGCGATGACGACACCGAAGAAATTCAAGTTGAAGGTTCAACGGCAATTATCCCCGTGCACGGTACTCTTGTTATGCACCCGGAAGACATTGCCAGGAGTGAGTGCGGTTGCGACATGGAAACGCTTGGACAGAAGATTGATTTCATCGAAAACGACCGATCAATCCAGACAGTCATTTACGACTTTCGGACACCAGGCGGAAGCGTCACCGGTATCCCCGAAGTTGCGAGGAAGATTCGGAACTCGGACAAGAATACAATCGCGTTCACGCAAAGCGAATGTTGCTCCGGTGGATTGTGGTTAGCCGCACAATGCCAGAATTTCTATTCGACGCAAAGTTCTCGTGTTGGATCATGCGGCGTGTATTGCATGGCAATCGACTTATCAAAACAGCTCAAAGAAGACGGCGTGAACATCGACGCTATCTTCGCCGGGAAATACAAATTGATGGGCGCTTACTGGAAACCATTAACGGATAGTGAACGTGAAATCATGCAGGGTGGAGTCGATAAAATCTATGCGCAGTTTAAGGAAGCGATGGAAAGTTATCGAGTGGTGAATGACAGTCACTTCGGAAACGGACTAACCTTCGATGGTGATGATGCGGAGGAAATTGGTTTTACCGATGGAGTAGCCGAAGACATTTCGGAAGCCATTGACATGGCTCAAGCTTAGTACAGAAATCATGCCAATTTGTTGACTTTTTAAAGTCATCAAAGCGGTTCAACGCAAATACCAATATGGCATTTAAAATTTTCAAAATCTCCAAGGCGAACGCAGAGTTTGACGCTGCCGAAGCCGCTCTCGCCCCGGCGCTCGCAAAAGCGGGTATTACTTCAATCTCTATCGACGGGAAGGTGACACAATTGACCGATGCTTCGCTCGCGCAAAAGATTTCTGCTTTGATCGCCGTTCAACCGGCGGTTGCCGACTCTCAGCAACTCTCTGATGTTCTGGTGAGCAACGAAGCGATTGCGACTGAATTGGAGAAAACGAAACTGGATTTGTCGCTGGCTCAAACGAGCGTGTCTTCTCTCACCCGCGAAAACGGTTCGCTTAAAACCGAACTGGCCACATCCCAGGCATCTGTTCAAACGTTGACCGGCGAGAAAGCCGATTTGAATAACCGTTTGACCGCCGCCACGAGCCAGTTTTCCGCCAATGCCGCCACGATCCGCGCTCAAGATGGAGTAATCTCCAAGCTTTGTATCGATACTAACGTCTTGGAATTGACCGGCGAAGATGGCAAGCCTTTGGCGGCTGACGCCAAGGACGATGAGAAGCTCGCCGCTGCCGCGAAGGTGCCTTTCGGTGACAAAGTGAAAGCCTACAAGGGTGCTGTGAATGCCGCGATCAAGCGCACTGGTGCCAATCCTTTGGAGATCCCCGAACTTCCGTCCGATCAAGCCAAGAATGGCAAACGTCCTCTCACTGGTGCCGCACGTATGGCAGCCGGTACACGAATCGCCGGTTACGCCCGTTAATTCCAAAATATCCACACATAAAAATTTATGGCAAATCAACTAATCTCGATGCTCGATTTGGTCAAACTCAGAGGCGTTGACCAGGAAGTGGGCCTTTTGGAAGACACCATTACCTACGCGCCGGAACTCTCGACGATCATGGGTCGTCCGATTATCGGCACTCAGTACAAGACTGCGCATCGCGTGTTGCCGACTGTCAGCTTCCGCCAGCCGAATACCGGCACGGCGACGATCAAGGGCAGTTACAGCCAGGACTTGAAGGAATGCGCGTTGATTGATGCGCAGATGCAAGCTGATATGGCTGTTGCACAGGCACAAGGTCATGGCAACGGGCCTGAAGGAAGCGTGCAAGATATTTTAGTGGCCGAAGCTCAAGGTGTGATTCGCGCCACATATATCACTGTTGGCGCTCAGATGTATTATGGAACTGGGGCCGACACTAACGGTTTTATCGGTATCAGTTCTGTTACCGGCGCGTCGAATGCCGCGAAGAACAATAACCCCGCTGTAATCAAAGCAGGCGGGACGACTGCCAATGCGCAAACGTCGGTTTTCCTGATTTGGGAGAACATGCAAGGTGCGCATTTCATTTTCGGTAACAACTCAGGGTTTACGATGCTCCCCGAATGGCGCATCCAACAGGTTCTTGATGCCAACAGCAAGCCGTACACCGCTTTCGTGAACAACCTGCAAGGTTGGATTGGTTTCGCGATCAATCACCCTAACTCGGTTGCCCGTATCGCCAATATCAACCAGACTGACGCCTCCGGCGCGGCAAATTTGAGCGATAAGATCGTGGCACAGTTGCTTTCGTACATCCCGCTTCAGATGCGTCAGGAAGTTAATGCAATGGCCAACAATGGCGGGCCTACCAAATGGGGACCGAGTTTGAAGCTGTTGATGAATCCACAAGCCGCATACAGCTTGCAGCAGAGCCGTTCGGCGGCTTTGAACAGCACTGGTGGAACGGCCATCACCGCCGCCAATGAACTGGTGTTCGCCTCGATGCCTACCGAATCGAACGGCATCCCGATTGTCATCACCGATTCGATCAGCAACACCGAAGCTGTAATCAGCTAACGAATATGGCAACCGTACCCACACAAGCTCGCCAAGGCTTTTATCATTTGCCGCATGTTCCGGCGATCAAGGTGATCGTGACGGAAGGCAAGGAAGGACTGTTTAACCTGACAATCCCCGGCGAAGCGAAACCGTTTGTGACGGGGGCCGAGTTAACACCGTCCCCCGAATTTGGTTCATTCACCAAAGAGTTAAGCGAACAGCCAAAAACGGCGAAACCCGTTGAAGAAGAATCCGAATAACCATCAAAATTTATGGCATCCACACTCAAACAATATCCCACGCAGGCAATCCAAGACGGGTCACTGACGCAGACCGTTGCGCTTCCCGCCTCGGCTGGCACGGTTAACACCAACGCGATCGACATGGGCACGGTCAATACGGTGCCGTTCCCCACGTCCGGCGAGTTTACCGTTCAATTGAGTATCCCCGCCAGCGTGACCAATGGGCCGAACGTGCAAGCGAACATCGCCATGCAAATGTCGTTGGACGGCACGAACTGGGTGGCTGCCCCGATTGCGATTGGTATCGTGTCGGCTAACGTCAATGTCGCATCGACCACGAATATCAATCTTGATCCGAGCGTATACCGGTACATTCGTGCCCAGGCTGTAACGACCGGCACTGGCAACGTGAGCGATACCAATTTGACGATCAAGCTGTTGTTCTAACCGTTTCCCCGGTTTAATGTCACCAGCCGAAGACTAAAAACCTTCGGCTCTTTTTTTGACTTTCGCGGATTCACGAATGAACCAAACAGATTTGCCGGATGAAATGATGGTATCAGGTACTCGTGCGGATGGCGTAAATGTGTCATCCCCAGTATCAATAATCAGAAACCCCAAAATGAATCCACGACTGAAAGGCATCAAGCTATTCGTTGCGTTACCGGTATACCAGAAGCTCGACGTGCAATTTATGCAATGCCTTTTAGCTTTGCAGAAAGAACGACCATGTGAGCTTGAGGTGAGCTTCTGCCAGGGAGATGGCATAGCCAGGACTCGCAACCGATTGACGCAAGCATTCCTCAAATCAGATTGCACGCATATCCTGTTTATCGACTGTGATTTGATCTTTTCCCCCGCTCAGATTGAAAAATTATTGTTGCATGATTTACCGATCATCGGGGGATTTTACCCAAAAAAGCAGGAAGGAAGTCTTGAATGGGTGGTAAACACGATGCCGGATCTTCCCCATGCGCGTCCAGACGGCTTGCAGCAAGTCAGGTTTGCCGGTACAGGCTTCCTTTGCATTGCGCGGACTGTCTTTGAGCAGATGCAAACCAAGTTTCCCCAGATCGCATTTAGGGAGGATTACGGTGATCGCGAAATTGCTCACGACTATTGGTCGATGGGCGTCTACCGGACGAAACCGGAAGATGAAGGACGTTATTTGTCCGAAGATTGGTTTTTCTGTCAGCGATGGCTCGACATTGGCGGAGAAATATTCTGCGATACGCATGTTATCTTGCGGCACATTGGGATTGTAATTTTCCCTCTTCAGAGCCAGATGTCGGCTTTGACTCCGGATCATTCCTGAAGTTCTGGTTTATTCATAGTTCCCCGCCACCCCCTTGTGCGCCTTATCCAACGCACAAGGGGATTTAGTTTCCCCCGCCCGACAATCCTCCATCGCCAGCGATCTTGCACCAGTTCCCCGGCACGACGCGGTTAGCTGGTATCGTGCGCTCGATCGCTGACAATGGACGGATGTTGAGACTATGGCCGGATGGCTGCGCAATCCCCGCGCAAGATTTATTATCGACCAATCTTTAAAAGTCGTCCCATTTGCCGTTTGCAACCGACTGCCAATGGGTGGCAAATTGTAATCAGAATCTCACAAGCCAGCTATTGGGAGTATCATTGTCGAGCCGAGCTTCGCGCAACAGCCCGCTTTTGTG